CGCTCTTCCGATCTCTGTAGAAAAATCTACTGGCACTATCTTAGCTATTCGGAGAAACTGGTATGAAGATGACAAACTCCACCTCAAGCGTCAGCACTTTGTCCACTACCAATATATCCCCGGATTTGGGTTCTACGGGTACGGACTCATCCACCTTATTGGTGGATATGCTAAGTCAGCTACCATGCTCATCCGACAGCTTGTTGATGCTGGCACGTTGTCTAACTTACCCGGAGGTCTTAAATCTCGCGGCTTACGCATTAAGGGAGACGACACCCCCATCCAGCCCGGAGAGTTCAGAGACGTAGATGTCCCCTCAGGAAGTATCCGTGACAACATCTTACCCCTTCCGTACAAGGAACCGAGTCAGGTTTTGTTTGGGTTGTTTCAAAATATTGTGGAAGAAGGGCGGGCGTTTGCCTCCAGTGGTGATATGAATGTGTCTGATATGTCTGCGCAAGCACCGGTAGGTACAACGCTGGCGTTGTTAGAACGGACTCTTAAAGTTATGGGGGCTGTTCAAGCCCGCATGCACTATACGATGAAGCAGGAGTTTAAGTTACTCAAGGTAATTATTGCAGATTACGCCCCAGAAGACTATGACTATCAGCCAGAAGAAGGTAGTCGTGCTGCTCGTAAATCTGACTATGAAATGGTAGACGTAATTCCTGTAAGCGACCCCAATGCAGCTACGATGGCGCAGAAGATTGTGCAATACCAAGCAGTAATGCAACTTGCTCAAACTGCCCCGCAGTTGTATGACATGGCTGTTTTGCATCGTCAAATGATTGAAGTTTTGGGGGTTAAGAACGCTAACAAGCTGGTCAAAACAGAAGACGATGCAATACCTGTTGATCCTGTATCGGAGAACCAAGCACTCTTGACAATGAAACCTGTTAAAGCGTTTATTGAGCAAAATCATAAAGCGCACATTCAGGTTCACATGGCTGCTATCCAAGACCCAAAGATCCAGCAGTTGATGCAGATGAATCCGCAGGCACAACAAATCATGGCCGCAGCTATGGCGCACATTAACGAGCACATTGCGCTTGAGTACCGTAGACAGATAGAGGAATCGATCGGTACACCACTGCCAACAGAAGAACAGAACAAGCAAGTCTCCCCAGAATTGGCTGATCAAATTGCAATCATGACTGCACAAGCCGCACAACAGATCATGCAGCAGAACCAGCAAGAAGCTAAACAACAGCAAGCCCAGCAGCAAATGCAAGACCCGATTGTTCAGATGCAAATGCAAGAACTTCAGATCAAGCAAGGTGAGTTGAAGTTAAAGCAGGAGAAACAACAGATTGATGCCGCAGTTAAAGCGGATCAGATCCGTATTGAAGAGGCCCGCATTGCGGCTCAAAAAGAAATTGCTGCTATGCAAGTTGGGGCTAATGCCGCCGCCAAGCGAGATCAGCTTGCCAAACAGCAGGAAGCTGAAGGTGTTCGTATGGGTATTGATGTTGCCAAACATAAAGCACAAATGGCGGTGCAGATGGCGCAACGTGCATCACAACAGAATAGACCAAAGAAGGAAACTAAATGAACCATCAGGCGTTCCCGTATCTCCTAAAAGAAATTGCCAAGCTACGTGAAGATCAGGCTGTTTTCTTGACTGGCGGCGGTGCAAAGGATTTTGCCGAATATCGGCATGTTTGCGGGGTCATCCGAGGTCTGACCCATGCAGATCAACTTGTCAGAGACCTTGTGCAAAAAATGGAGTTTGAAGATGAGTGAATTTGATACCACTGCGGTAGATTTATCTGGCATTCTTAATACGAGTGCAGAAGATAAAGCGAAACAGTTGCCTGACCCAAAGACTTTCCATATTCTGTGCGTCGTTCCAGAAGCAATGGAGCAGTATCACGATAGTGAAGTTGGCATCATTAAGGCAGGGGACACCATGCACTATGAAGAAGTACTGACCCCAGTACTATTTGTAGTCAAGCTTGGCCCTGACGCTTACAAAGACGCATCTCGCTTTCCTAGTGGGCCATCCTGTAAGGAAGGTGACTTCATCATCGTTCGACCCAATTCAGGCACCCGCTTGAAGATTCATGGCAGAGAGTTTCGCATCATCAATGACACCTCAATCGAGGCAGTAGTTGAAGACCCCCGTGGCATTACACGAGCATAAGGAGTAACACATGGCAACAGAATTTGAGTTTCCCGATCCAGACAAAGTAGATACTTCTGCGGAAGACAAGTTTGAGGTTGAGATAGAAGACGATACCCCGCCAGAAGATCGTGGGCGCAAGCCTATGAAAGAACCCGTTGAGGATATAACTGAAGATGAACTATCGTCATATGACGAGAAGGTTCAAGCACGGATGAAGAAATTTACCCGTGGGTATCACGATGAGCGCCGCGCAAAAGAGTCCGCAGTGCGGGAGCGCGAAGCCGCTGAAACATACGCACGGCAAGTTATTGAAGAGAATAAAAAACTTCAACAACAACTATCTAGTGGAAGTAAAGTACTGATTGAGCAGTCTCAGTCAAGCGCACAGCTTGAACTTGAAGCCGCCAAGAAAAAGTACAAAGAAGCTTACGAATCCGCTGATGTTGATGCATTAGCTGACGCTCAAGCAGAAATTGCCAAAGCTACCTTGCGTATGGATAAAGCTTCAGGAATGAAGCCAATTGAGGTAGACGAGAAAGAGTATGAACCGGCGCAGCCAGAGCAACCCAAAGTTACCCCTAGAACTCAAAAGTGGCTAGATAGCAACAGTGACTGGTGGGGTAAGGACGACGAAATGACTATGACTGCAATGGGTATTGACAGAAAGTTGCAAAAAGAGTATGGTGCAAATTATGTAGGTACTGAAGAGTACTTTCAAACCATCGATAAGACGATGCGCAAAAGATTTCCTGAGCACTTTGAGAGTGAGCAGAGCTACGAGGAAGACGAACCGCCTCCAAAGAAAAGAGCGTTAGAACCGGTTGATGAGGATGATGAACCCCCACGCCGTGCAATAAGAATTACTTCGCCTGTAGCTCCTGCTACGCGGAGTACCCCACCTAATCGTATTCGTTTGAAGGCGTCAGAAGCTGCAATTGCACGCAGACTTGGGGTGCCCATTGAAGAATATGCAAAACAGGTTGCTCAACTTAAAAGGAATGGTTAATCATGGCTGAAGCTAAACAACAAAATCGTTTACAACGTGAATTGGATGATCGTCCAGAATGGAATAGGGAAGAAGCTTGGGTAGAACCCGATACATTGCCTATGCCAGATGAGCGTCCGGGCTGGCACCATCGCTATATTCGCGTCAGCATGGCAGGGGAAGCAGATCCCCGTAACATTTCTTCTAGGCGACGGGAAGGATATGAACCCGTGAAAGCGGAGGAATACCCTGAACTTCAAATGCACGCCACTTTAGAAGGCCCTTTCAAGGGCGGAGTTGAAGTGGGCGGATTGGTACTTTGCCGTATTCCAAAAGAGAAGATTATCTCGCGTGCCAAAAAGCACGAGGAAAAGAATAAGCTTATCGTGGAATCGGTGGACAACAATTATCTTCGTGACAGGGACAGTAGATCAAATATGGCGTTAATCGTCGATAAAAAATCTAATGTTTCTTTTGGTTCTGGAACTTAATTTTTTAAGGAAATCAAATGGCTTACCCCACGGTCTCGGCCCCCTACGGCCTACAGCCGATAAATTTGATTGGTGGTCAGGTGTTTGCGGGTTCTACCCGTGAAGTACCTATCCAGTATGGATACTCCACCAACATTTTTTACGGCGATTTTGTCAACATCACACGTGGTTTGACCACACGCCTTGCAGTTACTGATGGTGGCTCTGCCACTACCGGTGGCACTGGCTACGGTCAAGTTGGTATCTTCCTCGGATGCCGATTCACCAACCCAATTACCAAGCAATTGACTTTCAGTCAATATTGGCCTGCAAGCACTTTGTCTGGTGACGCAGTTGCAATCATCTCTGATGATCCTGATACTGTGTTTAAAGCTGCCGTTGTGACCTCTCAAGGTGGTACAACAATCGGTTCTGTCGCCCGTTCTATGGTCGGTTTGAACATGACTGTGTCTAACTTGGCTGGTTCTGTTGCTACTGGCAACTCTTCAAACGGTATCTTGGCAAGTTCTGCTGCTACCACTTCAACTTTGCCCGTACGTGTTGTTGGTGTTGTTCCTGACACCGCAGCCGCTTTGGGTACAGCTACATGGTCAAGCGGTACAACTACTCTGACTGTTACAAACTCAGCTTTCTCAGCTTTACCTGTTGGCACCGATGTTTCATTCCTTGCAGCAAACGGTCAGACAGTGTTAACTGGTAACTGGGTTTCTACAGCCGCAGCAGCTAACGCAACCTCCGTCGTGGTTAATCAGCAATATGCAGTCGCCGCCGCTGGTGGTGCTGCTATGGCATTGACCGCTATCCCCACAGGCTCAACCTTGGTGTTTACGCAGTTCACAGAAGTTTTGGTAAAAATTAACTTCGGTGTGCACTCGTATTACAACGCCACAGGCGCTCAGTCCTCTGCCTCTTAAGGAGTAACATAAATGGCTATTTCACGTGCACAGCTACTTAAAGAGTTGCTCCCCGGTCTGAATGCTTTGTTTGGTTTGGAGTATGTTCGCTACGGCGAAGAACACAAAGAACTGTACGAAGTTGAAACTTCAGAGCGTTCTTTTGAAGAAGAAACCAAACTGTCTGGCTTCTCTGCCGCACCAGTCAAGAACGAAGGCTCTGCCATCGCTTATGACAATGCACAAGAGGCATGGACAACTCGCTATAACCACGAAACCATCGCCTTGGGCTTTGCGATCACTGAAGAAGCTATCGAAGATAACCTCTACGATTCTTTGTCAGCTCGCTATACCAAAGGTTTGGCTCGCGCTATGGCTTACACCAAGCAGATCAAGGCTGCTGCTACATTGAACAACGGTTTCAGCGCTGCTTATGCTGGCGGTGACGGCGTTGCTTTGTTTAGCACTTCGCATCCTTTGGTTAACGGTGGCGTTAACAGCAACACCCCATCTACTCAAGCCGACTTGAACGAGACTTCTCTTGAAGCCGCCGTTATTCAAATCGCTGCTTGGACTGATGAGCGTGGTCTGTTGATTGCTGCTAAGCCTAAAAAGCTTATCATCCCACCAGCACTCCAGTTCGTTGCGACTCGTCTGTTAGAAACCAGCCTCCGCGTTGGAACTAACAACAACG